GGCGCATATGTCGTCCCAGACGCGGCCGGCCCACCGGGCGTCCCGCTCCCGCTTGGCGCGGAGATAGACGGTGTGCTCGTGGTCGTGCTCGAGGATGGTGACGATCCCCGGCGGAAACGCCGGAAGAAACGGCTCATCGCCGTCGGGGGCGTCGTCATCCGTCATGCGCCCCGCCGGCACGCAGCGCGGCGTTGGTCGTCGCGGCATTGGCGAGCGAGAACGCGCCCACCGAAATGGACGCGACGGTCACGAAGTCGCCCGTGAGCCGGCCGAGCAGCGCGAGCACGAACGCCGCGAGCGTACTGGCCGAGGCCAGGAGGAACTTCCGGCCGCCGAGCCCGTCGAACCAATGCATCGTGCGCCGCATCTCGCCGGACTGGTCGGGGTGGTGCGCGGGACGGCGCGTCCTCACAGGCGGTCCACCGGCTTCGACGGCTTCCGCGGCTTCGGGGCCGGGGGCGGCGGGTCGTCGTCGGGGTACTCGACCGGCGGCAGGGAGAAGTCGGGGTCCGACGTCCACCGCGCCACGATGAACCGGATGCCAAACCACAGGATGGCGACGGCGGCGAGTCCTGCGAGCCATTCCATGCAAACCTCCCTCAATGCGACGCGGCCCCATCGGGAGGGTTCCCGTGGGGCCGCGTGGGCACTCGAATTGTGGCGACTCCCCCAATCTACGGCCATCCCGTCACGGGCGCAAACCTAGTTCTCGACCCCCGGCACCTGCTGGGTGTTGCTCACGGCCGACGCCAGCACGGGGCTCGTGGTGCTGTTCGCCACCGCCTCGAGCTTGGCCTCGACCGTGTGCACGCCGAACCACTTGGCCGTCTGGTACTGGAGCCCCGTATTGAACCGGAACGTGGTCGTACCCGCCGGGTCGGTGATGACCGTCCGCTGCTGCCACTCCCCGCCGTTGATCCGGCTGGACAGGATGGCGTCATGGGCGCCGCCCGTGATGGCCGAGTTGACCGACCAGGAGGCCAGGCAGTAGGCCGTCTCGCCGACGCTCAGGCTCCCGCCCGTGCTGTCGGTCGGTGCCCCGATGCTCAGGTAGTTGATCGTCGGGCTGGCCGACCCCACCACGCTGTAGATGGCCGTGGCCCGCGCCCCCGGCACGCCCCCGCGGTCCACCGGCACCGCGATGGCCCGCACGATGGCCCCCGGCGAGAACGCCGACCCGTTCCACTGCCACGCCGTCCCGCCGATGCCCGCGCGGAGCGCGCCCGCGGAGTCCACCACGTTGGCGAGCGCCGTCCCGCTGCTCGACACCGCCCCGCCATCGGGCTGCACGCTGATGGCGCCGATCAGATACGTCGGATCGAGGGTGCCCGTGGCCGTGCCGTCCAGCGTCGGGTAGCCCGCCGCGGCGTTGAAGTAGAGCCGCACGGCCGCCACGTCGATGTCCGGCACCCACACCACGCGGGGAATGCCCGACGAGTGCTCGGTGATGGACAGCGTGACGCTCGCCGAGGGGTTCTGGTCGATCGTCCACTGGCTGACGTGGCTCGTCCGGTTCGCCAGCGTGGCGTAGGCCGCCACCTGTACCGCGGCGGTCTGGTCGCGGTCGACCAGGAACGGCTGCGTGTAGGTCGCCCACGCCGCGCCACCCACCGCGGGCACCGTCGCGCCGGCGTCGAGGAGGACATAGCGGATAGTGGCCTCGGCGGGTCGCGCCTCGAGGCGCACCCGCACCTGCGTGCGATCGGTCGCCAGTGGCTCGAACGTGGCCTGCACCGACAGCGGCACGTCGGCCGCCGCGTTCCGCAGGGTGCGCGGGGCGGGGCGGGGACGCACCAGCGCGTCGGTCAGGTCTTCCGGGCGGCTCGAGAGCACGACCTTCACGTTCGTATCGGTCAGGAGGTCGCGCTCGGTCTCGAGTACGCGGGTGCTGCCCGCCACGGGGAGCTCGCCATCGGTGATCCGGGTGGCGTCACCGGGGGCCACGGTCAACGCCGCCCACCGGCTGTCCACGGTCGACAGGTCGAGGATGTCGAGGTCGTACCGCACCAGCGGCTGCGAGCGGCTGGCGAGCTGGCGGTTGGCCTCCTGCCAGAGCGCGGTCGCCCCGCTGCCCTCCACGAGCGGCAACTGCCCGGCCGACTGCGTGAGCTGGGCGGCGTCGAGGTAGACCGTGCAGGGGTCGGTGCCGTCCTGCACCAGCCGGAGCGTGATGTCCACGCTCCCGGCCCCATCGGCCAGCGACAGGGCGTCGATGCCTGCGATGCCCAAGTCCACCCACGTCTCGGTCTGGTTCGACCACGCCCGCTCGCCGCTCGCGGGGTCGGGGATGATGTGCGTCGTGGTGCCGTTGGTGACCACCATCTCCACCCGCACCTGGCCCGTGGTGAGCCAGAACGACATGTAGCCGCTGACGTAGGGCTTGGCCGCCGTGGGCACCACCGTGGCCGCGCCCGACGTGATGCCGTCGCCATCGGTGGCCGTATTGACCCGGATCGACTGCCCGCCCACCCGCGTGCGCTGCACGTCGGTGGTCGCCGTGAGCGTGGCCCCACCCACCGCCGTCCAGTCGGTCGGTGTCTCGGTCGGGGGCGGTTCGGTGCCGCCACCACCACCCGAGGCGTTGACCGAGAACCCCACCGCCACATAGGCGCGGCCGGGGTTGTCGGTGACGTAGTTCCACGTCGGGCTGACGCTCGCCGCGCCGGCGACCGAGAGCGCGTGCGTGATGCGCCCGTCGTCGTCGGTCTGGTCGCCCCGCTCGGTGCCGACATTGGCCGAGAGGTCGGTGAACGTCGTGCTCGCCAGTGCCAGCGCGAGCACCAGGTTGTCGGTCGCACTCGGCACCGTCACGCCGAACGTGCCGGACGCCCCGGCGCTCAGGTCGTCCACCGACACGACGGTGCCGTTCGGGCTCACCACGTCGCTGCCCAGCACCGGGATGACCGTGTACCGGGTCGGCGCATAGGACGAGGTATTGCGGTCGATGACCACCGAAGGCGTGCCCGTGGTGGGGCTCAGGCGGCGGTAGATGGCGATGCCGAGCGAGCCGCCATTCGTGCCGACCACCGTATCCACCAGGTCGGCGGCACTGCCCGCCACCGTCACCCCCGAGAACGCGCCCTCAGCGACCCCGCGGCCCGACAGCAGGATGTAGACGGCCGTCGCCGACGCATCGACGGTCGGCGTGATCGTCGTGTCGGTCCAGTTGCTGACGTTGCCGGTCGAGACCGTGCCGATGGTCGCCGCCATTACTTGGTCGCTCCCCGGATGCCCGCGATGTAGAGGTACTGGTCCTGCGGCACCGGGTTGAACCCGCCCCCGTACACCGGCAGGATCGCCAGGTAGTTCCAGTGCGGCACCGTCGTGCGGTTGCCGAACACGACCACGTTGCTGGACGTCCCCGCGAGCGAGCCGTCGAAGTAGACCGAGACCGACCCGTCCGCATTGGCGGTGCTGCCCGTCCACGTATTGGGCGTGATGAGCGTCTCCATCCGGTGCCAGTCGCCGTCGTAGCACTCGAACGCACTGCCGAGCGAGCCGTAGGCGTCGGGCGTGTTGAAGAACCGGGCGTCATCGTCCCCGGTGTACGCCACCCCATCGGGGCCATAGTCCCGATACTGGTTCGTGAAGATGGGCCGCGTGCTCGTGCCCTCGGCGTTGATCGACTGGCACATCGTGGAGATGGCTGGGTTGGATACCGACCACGCCACGCCGGGGGCGAGGTTCGGGTTGTCGGCCAGCAGGTACAGAATCTTCAAGCTGACGTTGCCGTTCGACGTGAATCCCGACGAGAGCCGGAAGTAGCAACCGACGTACATGTGCCCCGTGCTGATCGTGCGCGACCACGAGAACGGGGTGCCGAACACGCGCACCGGGTCTTGGTTCCCGGTGCCGCCCCAAAAGTTCTGCGGGAACTTGATCCGGTACACCTGCGGCGACACGGGGCTGGTGCCGTCCGTAATGATGTCCCCCAAGGCAATGCTGCCGTCGCCGCCGTACCACACGCGGGTCGGGTCGGCGCCGGGAGCGTAGTCCCGGAGCCCCTCGCTCGAGGGCGCGCTGATGCCTGGGGCCACGGTGGGCGTCCAGTCGACCACCCGCTGCCACCCGCCCCCGATGGGCTCGTTCGGCCAGGTGCCGCTGCCCGCCGCCTGCGCGGCGATGGTGAGGCTCCCCGTCGTCACTGGGGTCGCCCCCGCGGCCGTGAACTGGATCGTCACGCTGGACGGCGGGCTCGGCACATCGACGCCCAGCGTCGTGAACGTCGCCACCCCCGAACTGTTCGTCACCGCCGTGGTGCCGCCAATCAGCGACCCGCTGCCGGTGGCGAGCGCGGCCGTCACCGTCACCCCCTGTGCCCCGCTCGAGAGCGTCATCACGGGCTGCGTGGCGAACGCCGCCGCATCGGTGCCGCCCGCCGGCGCCACGGTCAACGCGAGCGTCGGCGTGGACGGGGCCACCGGGTCGGTCGGACTCACGACGTACACCTTGCGGACCCGGCGATTCCAGAAGCTCGTCATAGCGCCCTCGTGAGCGGGTTGGGCAGCAGGTTCACGGTGTCGGTGAGGTCGGGCCGGTCCACCACGCCCGCGAGCACGCCGTAGAGCGCGATGGTCGCCGGGTCATCGAGGTACAGGAGGTCGCCCCCCGTGCTCGTGCGGCACACCTCCACCAGGTCGTCCTCGGCCAGCCCCGCCGCACTCGCCACCACCACCGCTTGCGTGGCCGCTGTGCAGTCGGTGATGGCGGTCGGCGTCCCCGCCGGCGCTAGGCGCAGGTAGTACCCGTTCAATTGGTCATCGACCAGCAGCGGACCCTCATTGCCCGCGGGGTCGGCCAGCGTCAACGTCGTGCCGGTGATGTTGGTAACGCGCCACCGATTGCGGGCCATGCTCGCCCGGATGCCGTCGCCGAGATCGACGCCGCGGGGATAGCACCTGGTTACCTGTTCGGTGACGCTCCGCGTCCGCTTGATGCCCCGGAGGTTCCGACCAAGCCGTGCGTCGAGTGTGACACTCGCCGACCCCACGCGGGCCATGAGGTCAATGGCGTAGCCCGTGGTGCCGACGCGCCGGAACTGCCACTCAGTGCCGGTCAACTCGGCGAGCCGCTTGATGACGGCCAACGGGCCGTCCCAGCCGTAGGTCAGGTCGACGCGAGCGGTCGAGGAAATGGTGCCGATGGTCACCCACGGCACGTTGGCGGCCGCCAGGTTGGGCACGAGGAACCCCGACAGGTGCTGTGTCGGGGTCAGGCCAAGCACCTCGAAATCGGGAATGACCGTGCCATCGGCCTCGGTGCGCGTGACCACGCACGCGGTGGCGAGCAGGATGGCGGGTTCGCTGGCGGTGACTTCGGTCTGCAGGCCGTCCGTCGTGTGCGCGTCACGCAGCCCGGTGATGACCCATTCCTGGTAGGTGCCGTCCGTCTGCACCGTCCGCACCACCCGGCGCTCGCGGAGCTGGTCGCTGCCGGTCGTCTCGAGGGGTACGCGAAGCACGAGCGTGCCGATGTCTTGATGCACCATCGTCTCCCGCGCCGCCGCGATGACCGGGAGCATGGCGAGGCGCACCCCGCCCGCGCACTCGACCGCCGTCCAGACCTCCACGCGGGCCAGTCGGGCCATTACAGCGCCTCACGCGCGTCGGTCAGGGTCGTGGTCCCGCTGCCGATCTTCATCGCCAGCATGTCGCACGCGGCCGACACGCTGTCCTCGAACGAGCCCACGTAGATGCTGGCCGGGCTGAACACCGTCGTCATGTTGCTGGGGTCGCTGCCGGCGGTGACCGACACGGCGGCGGCGGTGTTCTTGACCACCGTGATGGTCGGCCGGCCGTTCGCGTTCATCGTCACCAGCGCCTCGCAGCGGTCCCCGCTGGTCAACGTGACCCCCGACGTCGCCGTCGCCCCGCTGCCGCTCACGAAGTGCCGGGCCGATACGCCGCCCGCGGCCGGGAAGATGGACAGCCCCGTGCCACTGCCCGTCGTCTCCCCGATCCCGGCGTACCCGACGTTGCCGGGGCTCTGGACGTAGCCCCCGCGGTCCCAGAACACGCAGTACATCCATACCTGACCTCTGGCGATGAGCGAGTCGTACTTGAGGTACTCGTTCGACCCGAGCCCCAACGCCACGGTGTCGCGGGTGGTATCACTGTCGGTGTCGATCGCCGTCCACCGCGGGGCGTAGCGCGGCACGGTGAGGGCCGTGCCGTTCGTGTCGGTCGTGCTGCCCGTGGCCGCGCGGTAGAGCGTCGGCGTCTGGCCAGTGAGCGCCTGCAGCGACAGGTCGCTCGCGCGCCAGTGGAACAAGAGCCTGCTTCTGATCGCCCGCGTGGCGGTGACGAGGCCGGGGAGACTCACGGGTAGGCCCTCCAGTAGCGCGCCTGGGCGGTCCCGCTGGTGACCTCTAGCGTCGGGTAGACCGCGTTCATCGGGTCACCCCACGCGGGGTCCAGTGCGAAAAAGTCGCCGCTCAGGGCCGTGGCGATGGCATCGGTGACCACCCCATCGGTCGACCGCGTGAGCGTCTGCCGCCCCATGTCCACCTCGAGCCAGTCGTTCGTGCCGAGCGTTACCGTGAGCCCCAACTCGCCCGCGACCGTCCCATCGGCCCGCCGCACCCGGATGGCCGGGTTCGTCGCACTCCCGTGGAACCGCACGATGGGGGCGCTCGGGGCGGTGCCCAACGGGGCCGCGTACCGGGTCGACGTGGCCGCCACGTTCACCACCACGCCCCGGCGGTCGTAGGCGTAGGGGTCTTGGCACCGGAACTGGATCGTGCCCGAGGCGATGCGACTTGCAGCCTGTGGGGCTGTGAATCTGATATCCGCCCGCGTCAGCTTGCCGCGGTACACCCGGTCGGGCCACGGGCTCATCCGCAGTTCCACGACACCCGAGCCCACGAGCCCGTGCAGCTTGTCGAGCGCGGTGCGCGCCAGGGCGGCGGTATCGCCCAGCAGGGCGACGGTGACCTCGATCTCGCGTACCCGCACGCGGGGGCGCCCGTCGACCAGCACCGCGCCGGCGCGGCCCAGCACCTCGATCTCCTCGTGGAACTGGGCGGCGGGCTCGCCGATCCCTGTCCACGAGGACACGACGAACCCCGCACGGGCGGTGTCCCAGTCGTTCAGGTAGAGCGTCGGCGTCAGGCGCGGCATCCGGTCCCCCTAGCTGATGACGAGGTTGCCCGCTCGCCGGGCGCTGTCCGACGCGCGAGCGGCAAGCTGCTGGTCGATGCCCGCGGCCGACAGCACGCCATCGGACAGCAGGGACACCATGACGGCCGTGTTCCGCGCCGTGGCCTCGGTCGCCTGGGCGGTGCGTTCGGCGTAGAAGTTGGCCGTCCCGAGGAGCGCGGTGAGCCGCTCCCCCGTGACTTCGGTGATCGTCCGCACCTGCGCGAATCCGACCGTCTGGCCACCCTCGTCCCGCTGCGTGGCGTCGATGAGGTCGGTGATCTGCGTCAGGGCGTCGATGAACTCGGCGGGCGACAGGTCGCCGAAGAACGCGCCGAACTGGCCGTCGTCCACTGTCTGCGACTGCGCGAACAACTGGCGCAGCACGTCCTCGAGGGCCTGGCGGCCCTGCGGACTCGTCAGGTCGGCGCCGGCGAGCGCCCGACCGATGGCGTTGTCGTTCGTCTGCTGGAACACCGGGATGCCGAACAGCCCCGTGCCCACCTGCGTCTGCTGCGTCGACAGGATGCGCTGCGCCTCGGCCAGCCGCTTGACCGGGTCTTCGATGTCGAGGATGGCGATACTGTCCTGCAGCCGCTGGAGGCTCCCCGAGAACGTGCGGGCGTACTGGTTGATCTCCGACTGGATCAACGCCTCCCGCAAGTCCTTGAGCCCCTCAATGGTCGGGACGAATGCGATACCCACGGCCTCGGCCGCGCGGGTCAGGACGTCGATCTGATCGAGCCCGGCAATCGTCCGGTTCGGCCCGATACCCGACCGCTCGAAGAACGGCAACAGGCGGTCGATCTCGCCGAGCGCGCCCACGAAGTCGAGGCCGGTCAACTGGACACCGAGGTCGCCGATCTTCTGCGTCAACTCCCGCAGGGCCGCCTGGTTGTCCTTGAGCGCCTCGACATTGGCGAGGTCGGCCGCGTCCTGCGCGCCGCCGTTGCCAGCGAACGCACTGGCCAGCCCGCCGACGATGCCGAGCGCGCCAGACACGATACCGCCGATGTTACCAGTGGCGAGGCTCGGCACGAGCGTGGCGATGCCTTGCGCCAGACTCGACACAGAGGAGAGCACGCGCTGTGTTTCCGCATCGACGTCACCGAATGCGCTCGCCAAGTCAAGCGCCCCATCAACCGCCTGCCCGAGCAGGAACGCGGTCTCAACGACGCTTTCCTTCGCCTTGTCCGCTTCGGTTGAGAGTGCGGTAAACTCCGATGTGCCGACGTTATTTGGCCCCGCGACCGCACTGCTGCGGTTCGCCCCGCGTAGGATGTCGGGAAGGTTGCTGATATTCGTGTCGGGCAGCGAGTCCGCGACGATGAGCGTGCGCTCGAGTTCCTCGCGCATCTGCTTGGCGAGAAATAGCGACTGCTCCAGTGCGTCGCGGAACCGCAGGAGGTCCGGTGTGGCACCGACTTTGTCGATCTGTGCGTTGACGTCCGACAGCCGACGCGCGAGTCCCGCCACCGCCTGGTCGCCACTGGTGCCGGTCAATCCCGCCACGGACTCACGGGCCGCCTCGTTCGCCCGGCGACGCGCATCAGCGATGGCGGTGGCGGCGCGGGACTCGGCCTCGGCCCGCGCCTCATTCGCCTTGATCGCGCGGTACTGCGTCATCACGGCCGCCTCGGCATCCTTCGCGCCGCTGGCGACCGCCCGCTGGTACTCGATGGTGGAGATCTTGAGCGCGTCCTGCGCCGTCTTTAGTTCGGCCAGCGCCTTGGCCTCATCCTTCGCCCGCTGCGCGGTTTGGGCGACGCCGAGGGCCGCGTCGAGGTCGGCCTTCGCTCGGTTGTAGGATTGCTGCCGGAACCCGGCCTCATCCTGCGCGGACTTCAGATTGCGGGCGGCGAATCCGACTGGATCGCTCTCTTGCTCAAGGTCTCGTTGGATCTTGAACAGGGCGTTCGCGAGGTCGTCGGACGCCTTCTCGGCGTTTGTGACCTCCTCCTCGTACTCCTGCAATTTGCCGATAAGGGCAGCGATGCCGGCGAGGGCGGCAAGGACGGCAACGCCCTGCGGCCCGAACGAGAGCAGACTGTCGGCAACGTCCGCAACGGTTCCACGCAGGCCAGCGGCGCGCGTGCTGACACGACCCAAGGCGTCCTCAATCTTGCGGAGGCCGGGATTCGCCTTGTCCCCTGCCGCGCCGAGCTGCTCGAACTCGGTATTCAGTCCATCAACGCTTTTCTCCAGTTCCTTGAACTTCGCGTCAAGGTCTTTGTCGACCTTCGCGTACACCTCGACGTAGGCGCCCGCCAGTCTGGTATCGGCCATCAGACCCCCGCCTTCGCCGCGTCGCGGTGCTTGCGGTAGATGTCGGCCGCGAGGCTCGACGTGCTCATCAGCGCCACGAGCGAACGGTCACGCATCAGCACGTCGGGTTCCAGCCCCTTCTCGGCCGCGATCGACGCGAAGAACGTGCTCCAGCCCGCCGTCACGCGGCTGCGCTCGGCCGGCTCGGTGAGCATGTCGAGCGCCCGGAGGCGCAGCCAGTTGACCACCGTATGCGCCACCCCAATCTGCACGATGTCGGTGGCGCTCAACTCGTCCACCCACGTCGGGGTCTCGAGCCGCTGCTGCCACGGCCAGCGCGACCAGTCGTACGGCACCCCCGGCCCCGGATGCGTCACGATCCACACCTGCACCCGCTGCAGGACGTCGGTGATATGGTCGAGCGTGTCGAGGATCGCCGCCTGCTCCTCGTTCACCGGCGGGGCGATGGCCGCCTTGTGCGCGAGCGCCCAGTTGATGCGCTCCTCGCACCGCGCCAGGTGATGCAGGGCGGAAAAGGACTTCGGGTAGGCGTGGACCGTCTCGCCGTTCGCCAAGACGACTGGGGACGGCTCGCTCATCAGCGCCGCCGCCCCCGTCAGGTCGGCCCACGGGTCTTGCGTCTTGCGTTCATCGCGGGCGCCGAAGCGCCCGAGATTGAAGTAGGCGTGCGCCCACGCCTCCAGCGTGTCGACTGGGTAGGGGTTGTCCTCCCCGCCCGGCCAGTAGGCGGCGACCTCGGCGTCCGTACAGACGCCGCGGGTGACCCACGCCTCCCGCACCTCCTGGCATTTCTGCTGCAGGCGCGCGAACGAGGTCGCCAGATCCACTCAGACCACCGGGTGCCGCAGATACCAGCTCGTGCACTTGCCCGACACCGGGATGCCGGTCGCGGTCTGGCGGCCGAACTGCACCTGCCCGCCGCCCTGAATCTTCACGTCGGTCATGTCGATGGCGAACTTCGCCCCGTCGAACCGGGTGCCGGTGAGCCGGATCACCGCGTTCGTCAGCGAGCCGATGTCGGTGCCCGTGAGCGCCGTGATGTACGGGTCGGCCGTGGTGCCGCCGCCGAACTCGCCGTCCGGGGCGCCCACCGAGAGCGCGAGGTTCGGGCCGTTGAGCCCGAGCAGGCTGAACGAGAACGACAGTTCGCCCTCGCCCGAGAAGTAGCCGATGGCGGTCGTGTCCTGCGCCGAGAAGATGGCGGTCTGCGTGAACGACGACGAGATGGTGACGCCGCCCTGCTCGATCTTGCCGAGCGAGACCAGCGACGCCTCCTTCACCGTGGCACCCGCTGACTGCGCCTTGCCGAGCTTGAACTCGAGCGGCAGCACGCCCGACGTGGGCGAGCCGTCGACCTGGTTCAGTTCGAACCCGCCGTCACCGTTGATGAACATGTAGTCGTTGTCCGACCAGTTCGTGATGGCCGCCACCGACAGCGTGGTGGCCTGCGCCGACGCATTCGACGCGACGGTCGTGTCACCGGGAGACGAGGTCTTGAGGACGAACAGCTCCAGCCCGCTGACGGCCTGGAACAGTTCGAGACTGGAATTGAGGCGAGGCATGGAATGCTCCTAGAAGGCCGTCAGGCCGTGACGTACAACTCGATATCGAGATCGGCCCGAGCCAGCACCCGGCTGCCCTCGGGGTCCAACGGCGTCCCGCGGCGGGTGAACGCGATCGGGGCCGCATCCACGCCGGCCGCGAGCAGGGCCGTACTGCTGAACAGCGACTCGCACCGCTCCAAGAGCGCATGACAGGTCGCCTGCGCGTCCAGCCCCTCTGCCCACGCCGTGAGCTGCAGGAGACAGGTCCGCGTGTCACCGACGCCCCCGATGGGGGTCGTCGCGATGTGGGCGTAGCAGAGCAGGGGCAGGGCCGACGATTCGGGCGTCTGCCACGGCACCAGGAGGCCTGCCACGCGCCCCATGACCTGGCGCATCGTCGTGTCGGTGTCCGCGATGGTGACCATCGCCTCGAGCACGCGTTGGACGACGTCAGCCACGGTTCCGCACCACGGTCACGATGTTGGGGAACTCGGCCTTCAGTGTCTGCAGGCCGGGCCGCACCCACGGGCGGGGCGCGATCGTGGCCGTCCCCTCCTCGAGATACTGGCCGTACCGTGGCCCCAGCAGGACGCGGAACACCTTGGGGTCGCCCCCACCCGCGCCCGCGCGCACCCCGCGACGCAGCGTGCCGGTGTCCGGCGCCGGCGGCATTCCCGGCCGGCTGGCGCGATGGGTGACGCTCTTGCGGCGGTAGATGCGGCCGGTGCCGGGCGTCGAGAGGCTCGTCTTGAGAATCTCAATGAGCCGGATGGACGCGATGCGCGCCAAGTCGATGGCGGCCTTCTCGGTCAACGCCTGTCCGCGCCGCGCGATCTCACCGGGAGGGGTGCCCTGCGGCATCAGATGGCCTTCTTGCAGACGGCGCAGCGGATGAACGCCCCGGCGTCCTCGAACGCCGGGTGCGCGCACGACTCCGGGTCGGGACCGGCGTCCTCGGCCATCTCGACCACTGCGTCCTCGGGCGCGCAGCGCGGGCACCCGTTCACCTCGGGCGACCACACGATGTTGCACCGCTCGCACAGCCAGCCCGTCTTCGGCGTCACAGGCTCTCCGGGTCGTCCAAGGCCGGCCGTTCCGCCAGCCCGATGGTGACGAACTTGCCCTGCGGGATGATGATCCGCGACACGATCTCCCACTGCGACGCATCCGGCAGGATCAGCCGATCGCCCAAGCGCGTGTCGGTGTCGGTGCTCAGGTACGTCAGGCACGTCGCCTGCGACTCCCGGCCGAACTCCCGCTGCGCCTGGCTGTACGTCATGGGGACGATCACCGCATCGAACGCACTCACGCCATCCACCGACTCGAGGTAGGTGCTGGTCGACCCATCGGCGGCGCGGATCGCCACGGGACGGCGCAGGATGACCCGCTGGCCGAACTGCCGCCCCAGCGTGCGGAGCACGTTGGCGACGGTGCCGCCCAGCGCGTCGACGACGCTCATCCCCGGACGAGCCGGTTACCCGACAAGCGCCACCGGGCGAGCAGCCGCTGCACCGCGGGCGGCAGGCCCGCCACCGCGCCCGCACGGGGCTGCAGGGAGAGCGGGCCGATCGTCAGGCTGCTGTAGCCCGCGAGCGCGTTGGCGTCGAGCGTGGTAGGGTCGGTGAGCAACGCCAGCGCCAGTTCGCAGGTGGCGTCCTGCACCTCCCGCGGCACCGTCGCCTCACTGACATCGTTCCCGTCCTCGTCCACCAGCCCCGACCGCGGCCACTTGAGCCGCTGGGTCGTGCTCACCTTCTCGCCGTCGTAGGTCTCCTGGTCGAGCCGGGCCGTGGCGGCAGCGAGCGATTCCTCCTGATCGGCCGTCTCGGCATCGTCCCACACCGTCGAGCCTACGCGGGCCTCGAAGTAGGTGATCGCGTTGGCGAGCGTGACGTAGCTGTTGGCGGCGCTGCCGCCTGCGGTGGCGTCGAGGACGAGGGCCATTTACTTGCCCTTACTCCTGCGGTACTTCTCGGCCGAGTAGAACGTGCGTTGCGCGTACAACTGCGCCTCGGCGTCTTGAATCTTCGGATTCGTCATCGTCTTGAACGCCATCGTATTCATCTGCGCGTCGATCTCAGCCAACTTCTTGTCGATCTGCTTGTCGCTCGCCTTGCGCGCTGCGCTCGCCCACTGCCCACTGGGATCGCCGCTGCCCTTCGGCACGCGCGGCTGCCTCGGATTGTATGCCATTACGCTGCCGCCTTCCGGCGCCGCTGGGGCGCGTCAGTGACCACCATCGGCTCCGGCGCCGGCGGGCCATCCAGCATCGTCTGGATCGCCGTCCCGTCCCGGAGCTCCGCCATCCGCCAGTCGTTCCAGCTTGCCTGCGCCAGCCGCGCCCACGCCACCGACTGATCCTTCGGGGTCTTGAGCGGCCACCGCTCCCCACGGTCCCACACCACGCACGGCACCCCTTCGGCGTAGCACACGTACTGCGCCGAGCTCGAGTGTGTCAGTGCGCCCGCGAACGCCGTGATCTGCGTCCCGAGCGGCACCGCGTTGTCCACCGTCTCGAACCCCGCGGGGGCCGGGAACATGGACGCCTTCGGGTGAGGCCGGTAATACAGGTGCCCCTCGCCCACCGTCTCCCGCAGGTGCCCGCCCGCCTCGTTGAGCCACCCGTAGTACGCCCGCATGTCGAGCCCGTGCGCCGCATCATCGGGCACCTGTCCGAGCAGCAGCACCCCATTGGCGCCCTCGGCCCGCGACTTCGGTGTCACACCCCACCCCTCCAGCCGCTTCTCGCTGCACGGCTGGTCCCACGCCCGGCCCACATGCTGCCGGTACAGCCCCACACTATCCCCCCAATCCCAGACGGGCACGTTGACCCACCGGAGCAGCGGCTGGTCGAAGATGATGATCGGCCTGCCGTGGGCATGGCATGAGGCGACGACCTCTTTCGAGGCAATGCCCGCCATCCCCCAGATGCAGACTAGGTCGTAGTCTTTCACCGCGTCCCAGTCGGCCAACGTATGCCGCCCGTAGAACGGGCGATAGCCGAGGACTTCCGAGCCCTCGGCCAGCGCCTCCATCACCAACGAGGGCGTCCCGCCCCCGAGGATGATGGCCTTCACTTACTGCACCACGATGCGGACGCCCGGACCCCACTTGAGGGAGGTCACGGCCTGGTCCCAGTTCGTCGTGGTCGCCAGCGCGGCGTCGGTCGGGTTGGCCCCGCCGTTCGCCACGTCCCAGCGATAGCCCTTCACACCCACGTTGAACGCGAACTCGGCCTGGAACCGCACAGCCAGGTTCTCGAGGCCCGAGATCATGTCGAGCACCACGGTCTCCTCCTCGGACTCCTCGATCTTCAGCGCGCCCTCGGTCAGGCCGAGCACGTTGTACGTGTCGGTCAGCGAGCCGTTCAGGTCCCACAGCGACGCGGAGTCGGTCACGATGACCGGCTTGCCGAACGACGCCGGCGTGCCCCCGTAGATCACGAGGTTCGCGTTGCCGTAAATCTTGTCGGCCACCTGCGCCGCCATGAGGTCGAAGTACGGCTTCGAGTGCATGACCCACGCGCGGATCGAGCTGGCGCGGTCGCCCATCTTCGCCATGCCCGTCACGAGATGCGTGCTGATGAGCGTGGCGCCCGGCGTGTAGTTGAGCGTGGTGCTGCCCGCCTCGATGGCGGTCTCGACGGCCGCGAGGCCACTGTTGAGCATGTTCTGCAGCTTCTGCTCGGCGTACTGCTGGCCGAGGATGTAGCTGAACTCCTGCATCGACGAGCCCTTCTTCTTGAAGGCGTCGAGCTGGGTGGCGACGGGACCGGCCCGGCGGTTCAGCTTGACGGCCACGAACTCGTCCTGCGTGAGGTTGCCGTCCGTCTTGGCCGACACGCTGCCCGTGACGCGGCGGTTGATGAGCGAGGCGATGTCGAAGAAGGCGTTCTTCTCGTAATGCCCCGGCAGGATGCGGCTGGACATGCTGATGGCGCCCGCGGACGCGGACACCACCCCTTCCACGAACTGCGCGACCGACTCGTACATGCCGGAGTTGAACTCCGGCTCGTAAATCTTCAGGTCGGTCGAAACCGTGATGGCCATGTGAGGCTAGGCTCCGATTTTGTTGAGCGAGCGGTCGATGAGTCGCTTGTACTCATCCTGCCCGTATTTCTCGATGAACGCGGCCTTGTCCGCGGGGGTCCGCAACTCGGCCAGGGAACGTGTCGGACCCGCGCCACCAGCGCGGCCGTTGACGGGAGCCCCGCTCCCCGATGCGCCCGAGCCCCGAAACGCGGGCGCGTACTTCTCCACCGTCTTGAGCGACGCGACGAACTCGCTGACGCCCATCTCCTGCGGGACGCCGGCGGCGTCCACCACCTTGACCGCGTACTGGCCGGGGGCGACGCGCTCGGCCTTGAGCGACGGCATCACATGCGGCAGCAGCAGGTCGCTTGCGCCATGCTCGGCGAGGGCACGCAGGGCCGCGGCTTCGGCGGCCCCCTTGGCGCTCGTCGCGATCTCCGAGTCGTACTCGGCCTTGAGCGCGGCCTCGCGGGCCTTGGCGGCCTCGCGTTCGCGCTTCAGGGCGTCCTCGAGCCGCTTCTCGGCCTCGCGTTCCGCCTGCCCCTGCGCCTCGATCTTGGCGAGCACATCCGAGACGTCGAGCCCCTTCTCGTCGGCGTACTGCCGGATGGCGGCGCGCTTGTGGCGCTCCTTCTCGAGCGCGTTCTTCATGGCACGAACGCTCGGGTGCTCCTCGACGTCGGCGTCCAGCACATACCGGCCGTTCTGCTCCACGTACAACTCGCGCACGGCTTCCGGCACCGCGTCGAGGGAATCCACTACTGCGGCGAGTTTCGCCATGTCGTACCGGCCTCCGACCGGGTGAGGTGCCTCGCACCCCCAAACGACGCGCGGCCCTCGGCAGGATTGCCGTGGGGCCGCGTGGGCACTCAGGTTGTATGCTACTGTCCCAATCTACGGAACCCGTGGCGCGGGCGCAACGTCACCCCGCGCGGCGTGCCCGGCGTTTCCTGAGCAGTTCCCGCAGTTGGGCGAGCGTCTTGGGCCGCCCGTCCCGCCGCACCAGGTCGTCCAGCGTCACCTCGCCGGCGCGAAACAGCCGGGCGCGGGCTGGGCCGAGGATTTCCTTCTGGCTCGACTCGGGCTGCTCGCGGAGCCAGTCGGCGTAGGTCTGGCGGCGCGGGGGTTCGGGCAGGCCGAGCCCTTTGTAGTCGAGGAGCGGCATCATGTCCGACCGGCAGTTCCAGTGCGCGGGCGGCCGCGGCGCCGTCTCGTCATCGAACCGATACCGCTTGCCGTCCTGCGACCGGCAGTAGGGTGTCGTCCGCGAGTCCAACGTCGCCAGCCACTCCCACATGGGGGCGATGTCGGTGTTGCCCCGGTAGACCTCCAGCGCCGACTCGATCTCGACGTGGGCCATCGCCGTGCGGGCCAATGCCTGCGCGTCCCGCATCGGCACTTGCAGCATGTCGCGCACGAGCTTGGCCAGCGGCCCCACGCCTTCCCGGCGTTCGATGGCCTGCCTGACGGCCCGGATCAGCCGGAGCCGGGTCGTCTCGGCCTGCTGCGCCCACCATTCGGCCATCGGGCCACCGAGGAGGCGGGACTCGAGGGCGCGACGGGCGACCAGTCCTGCCGGTGGGGACGCCAACCCCGCGGCGGTCCCCGGTGGGAGGGCGTCGGCCAGCGTGGCGAGGACGTCCTCGACCACCACGCCGGCGACGCCGGTCAGGTCGGTGCCCACCAGGCGGATGAGGTCGTCGTAGGCCACACGCACAAGGCGTTGCAGGGCGGCCTCGTCACCGGGCGCCGACGCCATGAGGGCGGCGAGGTCGCGGCCGAGCTGAGTGATGCGCTGGGCAATCTGCCCATCGAGCCAGAGGGCGTGGTCGCCCAAGGCGATCTTTCGCTCGAGCGCGGCGAAGTCGAACCTCATTCCACCACCGCCATGAGCAGGACGGCGAGCGCCTCGTTCTCCTGCTGCAACCGGGCCACCTCATCGGAGAGGTCGGGATAGGGCGGGGGTGTGACAGTGACCGGTGTTTCACGGGAAACGGTCGGCGTGAACGTGATCGCGCCCGTGGTGTCGGGCGGCACCGTGACGCTCGGGGGCGCGGCACGATATGTCAAATCTGGCATATCGCGGCCCGTTATCACGGGGGCCGTTATAACGGCTGGCGTCGCACTCGGCGCCGTGGTCGTGCGGCTGGCCGCCATCTCGGCCCGCACCCGCTGCTCGACCAGTGTCCGTTCGGCCGCCAACAGGCGCTCGACTTCCGCCCGACTGTAGCCCGCGCCCGCGGGCGACACCACCACGCGGGGCTGGCTGACGGTGCCGCCCCCGCCGCCGGGATCGCCGCCACCCGCACCCGTGTACTCAAACGTCGGGCCATCCACCTCGGCCGTCCCCTCCACGCCATCGGGGAATAGGTCGAGTGGCTGGGTGAACGAGATCGTGCCCAGTTCGCCCGTGGCCTCGACACCCACGACCTCGATGTCGGCCGTGAGCGTGGGCGGCGCGTACTCGGAAGTCCCCTCAAGGCCGACCGCTTCCGAGTCCAGCGTCGGTGTGGGGCCGCCAAGCTCGCCCGTGCCCTCCAGTCCGTCGATCGCCACCGCGCCCGCGAGTGCGGGCACCTCGACCTCGGCAGCGCCTTCCTGGCCCACCGGGGCGGCATCCAGCGCCACCGTGGGCGTGCCCTGTTCGGCGGCGCCCTCAAGCCCGGTGATGTCGAGGTTGAGCGTCGGGTCGCCCGCGTCCACTGTGGGCGACCCGACTTCGCC